CCTAGAGTACGGTCCCGGCAGCCCTAGGGTTTATTAGACCCAAGGACCGAGATCGTACCACCGCCTAACAACACTCTTCGCTAATCGCATCTTGGTGCGGTGTAGAGGGACGGAGTTACGTCCTTTAATCTCCACATCACACCAAAGCGCGACTTTGCGAATCGTTTCGAGTGTTGACGAGCGTTCCCGACGTGGAATCGAATCCACATCGCGTTCGGATATACGCCATAACTCGGCTAATAAATAGCCGTAGCGCTCATCATCGTAGCTTACTGCTACTTCCGTCAAATGCAAAACGCGGTATCCCTCATAGTATTTGTACAAGGGCTTACCAACGTTTGCTTTGATAGGGGTACATTCATCAAAATTACCGATGAATCCCCCATCACCAAGTCCGTCAGGAACCCAAAGCCGTAAAGCCTCGGGGACCATATGAACGAGGTGATAGAACGTGGATCGAAAAGCTGAATCACAGGCTAGATTACAACATTGCCTGTGAGCCAACCTTCGAACCGCATTCGCAAGACGGTATACCGTCAGGATATTGCTGAGCCTATCTTTAAGATAAATTGGCTTTAGGTCCGAACCCGAGAAATAATGCGAGCCACAGCTTTCACGGAAAGGAGATTTGTAATGACTCTTCTTTTCGTTTATACGAAAGCCGTAGAACTCCATCATCTCGGAGAACAGTTCGAAGGCAGACGTCGGTAAAATGACGTCGTCACCATAGACACTCACGGTCTTACGGCCGGGAAGGTCTAAATACTCTACACAGGATTTTGCTACTGCGTAGAAGATTAGTGATTCAAGCTGAAAGGTGAAGCCATTTCCCATAGAGGAAAACTTCTCCCACTTCACAACTTGGCCTAAGAATTGCCCGTAATGGGAGCGACAACTATCCATAACGCTATGCCATCGACGAGGTAGTAATGCCTCGACGACGCCACGGCTTACGGAATCGCTGGCAGAACTAAGATCAACAGTAGCTAGGCTAAGGTCTTGCGACCCTAGCTTTGCCAGTTGCTGATTTCGGCTCTGATAGCGCAAGTCGACACCCACGCTTCGGAGGCGTTTCCCAATCATATTGCCAAGAGCTTTCTGGTACCAAAGATTGATACCTGGCTCGATAGCAATAACTCGATTGGTTTTCGCATCCTTCGCAACGGTGATAACCTTATTACCTACCTGGTACGTGGGATATGTTTTACCCTCGTATACA